AGTGCGGACCTTTCTCATTGTTGAACCGTCGCCTCGAAGTTGCATACGGAATCATCCGTGCGCTTGAGTGTCAGTCCGGGCTCGACACGTTGCCCGCGCAGGCCGCGCTACCTCGCATCCTGAATGGGGTGTTCAAGAGAACAGGATTCAAGTTCAAGATGATTGGGCACGGTCGAATGCGAGACGTGTTCGATGTGGTTTCGACGAAATACGATGTCATCATCCGCAACGAAAATGATCTTAGCCTAGTATTGAAGTTAGGAAATAAACAGGCCACGGTACGCGACATCGCCTTAACGCTGGCATATCCCGAAGACAGGGCTAAGATTTTCGCCGCCAGTGATTACGGTCTTGTTGCTGAGAAAGTTGACATGATTCGTAATTTGGACGATCCCCGAATCAAGACACCAGAGTTCAAGGCACGGTTTGAGGATTTAGGGACGCGGTACGTCGGACTTACGACACAAGACCTCGGATTCACCGAAGATGGGCATATCGTGATTGTTGGCAGCAGCACGCGAGTGCTTAAGGTTGACGCTGCTATGAAGGGCAGCGCAAGCCAACAAATTCGAACAGCATAAAAGTTCTGAAGAAAGAAGGGTATTTAAGTGGCAGTTCTCACAGCGCAGACAGTAGCAAAGAAGTTGGTTTATCAGCACGACGCGAAAAGCAATTTACAGGAAGCGCCCGGAGCGGCAACAGTGATCCCCGCTGACGGTAGTACATCAGTGGCGGCTAGTATTGGAAATTCGCCCAATATTACGCGCATTCCGAAACCGGGTGAGGGCTTCCCAACAGGGAAGTCCATAACGCATTCGGCGGGCACTTATAAAAGCCTTGTGACTAACGTCACGCAGCAATCAAATGATTCGGTTGCTGGTCAAGGAACTGCAACTCCTGTTGGCATGCACGTTTCTGCCGATAGCCACGTTCATGCAGGCGTCAACGATCTTCAGGCAGTTTTGCTGAATAACGTATCGTCCATGTCTTTGGCGGCAGGATCGAGTCAGACTAGTACCCCGACCATTGCTACTGGTGTTGGTCCGTCAGCGGGCCTGTCACAGAGCCCAGAACTAGGTTAACAATCTTCCATCAGCGGGCCAGCACACGGCAGCCTTCGGGCTCTACCTTCGACTTGGTCCGCCTCTTTGGAGGAACTTATGATTCGTGATTGGCTTGCTTGCGTATGTGATCCTTACCACAATACGGAGGACTCGGCTATCGCGCCAGAAGAGATGGAGAGTTACAGAAAAATGTCTCTGGGAGGAGCGCATGCGAAGAAACAAAACGTACGACGAGCGCGAGGCAATAAAAGCCTCAATTGGCTTTAGTAGCGATACTCGCGAGACAATCACGTCGGCGATCAATAAAATGATCGCGCGCGGCTCAAGTCCCTCTGATGTTCAGATGGTGTGGTTTCGTTTGTTGATGCTCGACCGAGAAAAGTGGGAACCGTTGTATAAAATCTGGTGTACGAAGGCCGAACCTCTAGTACCGAAAGAGCCTGAACTACAAACAGGGTTCAAAGGATAATATGGCAGGTATCCCACAGATTGACCGTAAGGAAATCGATAAGCTCGCATCCGAATGGTGCAAAGCAAAGCACGTCGTTGTCATGCTCGACGATGTAGCGAAGCAATTTGCTTACGATTGTAGTAACATCGTTTTGAAGAATTATTTGGAAAGTGTTTTGGAACGTGTCGCGGCCAAGAAAGCCGCCGCAGGTGCTCCTGCGCCAGCGCCTGTCAAGAAGTCCTCCCTCGTACTTACAGATATGTAAGCGGAGTGAACTGCTCCGCGTAGCGCGGGCAGTGGGTGCCAGTCCTGCCCGCGCATGGATTCGGGTAAAGTTTTTATTCCGCAGTCTAATTAACTGTGGACGGAGGATGTCTTTCCGGCATCCTCCACTTCTCACCGGAAAGGGGAAGCCATGAAGCGTATCAATGAACTAGGCGTCCGTCACGGTAAATTGGTTGTGCTTGGCGTTGTACCTTATTTAGGAAAAAGCCAAGGATTCTTTTGGCAATGTATTTGCGATTGTGGTCAAATTGTTGAAGTTTCGGGAGCACAGTTGCGAGGTTGCAAAACTCGTCCCGCGCAGCGCCAATGTAAAAGTTGCCGTAACGTCGAGCTTGTGGCACTCTATGGCCATATGCCGAAGACCGATAGCCCTGAGAAAGCCGTTTACCGGGCATATAAGAGTTCAGCCCGAGAACGCAAGATTTCGTTTTCTCTTTCTTTGGAAGAGTTCAAATCGTTAATTTTTAGAAATTGCGACTATTGCGGAACCGTTCCATCTAATCACCGAATGCGGCATAAACGGTCATTGACTTATAACGGCATTGATCGGGTATGCAACACGGCGGGATATGAGTTATCCAATTGCGTACCTTGTTGTCGACAGTGTAACCAAGCCAAAATGGATTTTAGCAAGGAAGCGTTCTTAGATTGGTTACGACGAGCCTACGAGCATAATCATGGTGGAGATTATAAAGCAACTTTACGTGGGCGATGATTCGGATTACGAACGATTGAAAGATCACAAAGGCTGGAGTTTTGTAAGGATCGCTAAAGAAGGTCCGGGCGGACATCGGCAGACGATGGGTTATCATACACTCGGTGCTCCCAAAGATTCTCCAAACTATTTGTGGATTCGTAAAGGTCCGTTAATGGCTCTTAATATCCTTGACTTAGACGACCCCGAAATGATTCCAGAACTGCCTATCAAGAAGGGACTGGAATTTATAAAAGAGCGCATTGATGCTGGCGATAAAGTTCTTTCAGCCTGTAATCAAGGGCACAGTCGTGGACCCACATTGATGCTCATGTTTTTGCGCGCAATTGGCGAAATGCCTGAAGGCTTTAATAGAGCCGCACATAAGTTTAAAGCGCTGTATCCGCCATATGAGCCCAACGAAGGTATAACGATCTTCGCGCGGCGACATTGGCATCAACTAAAGGAACTTTATGCCAGAAATGCCAGTAGGTAGTATTGCGAAACCCGCAGTAAAAATCGGAGACCCCGGATCGGGGGGCACTGTAGGGGAACTCGGTCAGAAAAAGCAGAACATTGATGAGTACGAACAGCCAGTAGCGCCCGTAGTTACAGGATCGCCCGTCACCGATACGGCCCGAGATAGAATCACGCCTACGGCGCGCTACGGCGCACGCGGTGGTGAACATCGCATCTCGCCCGGAGAATTGGGAAGAATGACTAAACCCCTCGGCATGCAGAGTTTTGAAAAAGGCACCTCTTACGTAAAAAAGACTGGACCCGCCATCCTCCACAAAGGAGAGGCTGTGATCTCGAAGGAAAAGAACCCCATGAAGATGAAGGACAAAGCAAAAGCCGTAGGAATGGAAGCCCTCGGCGACAAGTCGAAGCCAAAGAAAGAAATTAAGGAGATGGTGCACAGCAAATCCCATAATGGCCATCACATTGTAGTCCACAAGCACCATCATCCAGAGCATCATCCCGACGAGACCCACACGTTGGAAAACATGGCAGCGCTTCATCAGCATATGGAAGACCATGCCGGAACACCGAACGACGGAGAAGGCGCTGAGAGCGCGCCACAGGGTGGAGCACCCGCGCCCATGACGGCAGCGCCATCACCAATGCCGCCCGCAGGTGGCGCAGGACCGATGCCCGGTCCCGCAGGCATGTAAGGACACCTATGAAGATGATTATGGTTAAACCAAAACCGTCCATCAACCAACAAACGTACGGTGGGCCGCTCGATGAGGATATACGTCCGAACGAAGACCCAGCAATGATGAGCATGCCATCTTACAAGCATGGAACATCGTACGTACCAAAAGATGGACCAGCCCTTTTGCACAAGGGCGAGATAGTGGTCTCGAAGGAAAGCAACATGGAACACACACCTGAAGAAAAAGCACATTTCGCGCGTAGCATGCATAAATTGCATGGTGGTGCTCTACATCGTCATCTTGGAATTCCTGAAGGGGAACCCATTCCTATGGAAAAGAAGCAAGAGGCAGCTAATTCTCCGAATAAGCATATTGCCGCAATGGGGAGACTTGCAGTTTCCATGCACGGTTGGTCACATAAAGGAAAGAAATAACCGTCCACTTTCGGAGAGGGAGTATGGACAAAGAAACATTGCTGGCGGAATACGCAGCGGCTTTCAAAAATAAGAACTACCAGTATCGCGGCATGAGTGATGCGCCTGGAAGTGAGTGGTCAACGCTTGCGCTCGCGGCGTTTTCACAGTATTCGAAACCGCAGCAACATAACGCGATGCTGGAATGGAATTGCTTTAATGGGCACGCTCGAAAGGGCGGGATGCCCGTTGAAGGCAGTCCAGAGTATGAGGAGCTTCGTCTAACAGTTGCTCGTTTGCGGTTCATGCTGCAAACCAATCTGTTCTTCCTCTGTAGAGTTTTAGGATATTCTAAGGTCACGGATTATGAATATCCGTGGCTCAATCCGAAAACTAAGTCGTGGGAACTGCATAACACTCACGAGGAAATTTGTAACGAGTTTTTTGTTCGCAAAGACCCAGCAAATTTTTTGACATTTGAAGCGTTCGCGCATCATCAGGACGCAACTCACGAGTTCAAAGAACGGCTCTTGCTCGTCCCTCGCGGCGGGTTCAAGTCGTCAATCAATATGGCGGATTGTGCTCAGTGGATTGTTTGTTGGCCAGAAGTCACCATCGGCATTTTGACAGGTAAATTGGGATTAGCCGATGACTTCGTAGGTGAAGTTAAAGCACACTTCACCATGGATGAGAATTTTGAGGATTCGCCTTCTTATCCTCGTGCCATGAAGTATCGCGCCCGAGCGTTAAAAGACAAACTGACTGGGAAGCTTACTACTTCTGTATTTCAAGTGCTCTTCCCCGAGCACTGCGTAAAGCCCGACATGGGTAAGGGTACAGAATTCCAAACACCTGCCTGTACGGCTGGCGATAAAGAACCGACGATTCGAGCGACAGGCATTGAGCAGTCGTTGGCTGGTTCGCATTTTTGCCTTCTGAAGTTAGACGACGTGGTTACGGAAGAGAACTCTCTCACTGTCACTCGTATCGAAGATATCAATCATCGCATCGGCATTGACAAAGCGTTGATGCATTCGTATGGATTCTTCGATGTCATCGGCACTTGGTACGACGAACGTGATTATTACGGCGTACAGATCGCATGGGACGACAAACTGTTCCTTGCATCGCAGAAGAACGATGCGATGAAGGTTTATCGGAGAGCCGTCTGGCAACCGACCGCTGAGTGCATCGCAGCGGGAAAAGCAGAGTCCGAGTGGCAAGCGCATGACGTGATCATGTGGTTTCCTACGCAACTACCTTTCAATCTAATGAAAGCGTCGTCGCAGAAAGAGCCAGATGTTTTCGCGATCAAGTATCTCAATGATCCTCGGCAAATCAACAAGATTAAGTTCCCTCGTGAACTACTCATTCGGCGCACGATTCCTCATAACCTCATGCCGCAACAAGGCATGATTGTGACGGTAATCGATACAGCCTATTCGATACAAAGTTGGGCCGATTATACAGTCATGCTAACCGGGCTCGTGCAGAATGGGCGGTTCTACATCATCAACATGGTGCGGGGACGCTTTAACGAATACGAGTTACCCGCCGCCATCGCGGCAACGGGTCTTAAGTGGAAGCCGAAGCAGATCGTTATTGAAGAGATCATGGGCACACGCTTCGTCATCCGAGAAGTCAAGCGTGAAATGGATAAGCTGAGTATCAGCATTCCTGTGCGCCCGGTAGGACTCGGCCAAGGTAACAAGGCCCGGTCAAAGCTGATGAAGGCTAAACCAGTCGCCCGACTGCTTGGAGATGAGCGGCTATTTTTCATAAATTCGTGCGAAGGTCTCGAAGAGTTGTACAACGAGATGTCGCAGTTCACAGGAACGCAGGATGACAAGCACGACGATATTGTGTCGGCGATCTCTCTTCTTGTTGAAACGTTCGCTCCTTATGCCGACATGGGCGCGAAGATGAACGCGATAGACACGATGTACGCAAGCAACGCGCAAGAGTTTGAGATGCACCAGATGGTGCACGGTCTCGGAAAGTACGCCGAGAGACACCCGCAGTTTGCGGCGGATGATAATCCCACGACCCAGTTCCAGATGGGGCAAGCCATTGAACAGAACCCCATGGCGGATGATAGCGGACGCGATCCATTGGCGGATTTGTTTGGTGGATGATTATGCATAACTGGACTGGTTTTATTCCCGCTAATCCATCTATAGGTGATACATTCAGACCAGCAACTTTGCGGCCTCGGCATCCAGCCATTGGTGGAACGATTGTAGATAGGGAGCCAATCTTTGCTCCTCAGCATATTGAAGTCAAGGAATTGCAGATTGTGGTTCCTAAGCCCATTCTGATTGAACAGAAATCGACACCGATTCCGCGCCGTCACTTTGAGCAGCCGCAATCTATTGTGGTAGATGAGGTATTTCGGCCAGTTCGTAAGTAATGTGATATGATGGAGGATTATGCATGTCTACGTAACACAAAACGAAGTTAATGGAAAGTGTTATGTAGGGCAGACCTGCAGACCGCTCGATAAATATCTTCGGTCGGACGTAACACGCGCACTTCTTAAAGGTGAAGATAGAAAACCATATCTTTACAACGCAATTAGAAAATACGGAGAAGCGGCCTTTAGTATTCATCTGCTGGTGGAAGCCATTGATAAGGCGCAGGCAGATAAGTTGGAGCAGTTTTTCATCCGAACATTGGGTACGCAGGATAAAGAAATTGGGTATAACATCGCAGCAGGTGGCGGCGGTTCTTTTGGATACACTCGTATAGTAACGGATGAATGGCGAGAACGTGCTCGAATCGCCAGTACGGGGCGAAAGCATTCCCAAGAAACGAAGGAAAGAATTAGGGCGGCCCATAAGGGCAGACCCAAATCAGCAGAGCATAGAAAAAATTTAAGCACGGCAAGGATGGGGATTAGACTTGGTCCGTTCTCAATCGAGCATAGGAAGAAACAAAGCATCGCTGCAATGGGGCATCTTGTTTCTGATGAGACTCGACGAAAGATAAGCGAGGCTAATAAAGCCTTTCAAGCCAGAAAACGAGAGGCCAATCATGGCACTGTTGCCAGTTGAGGGAAATCCGCATCGTGATTTGAACGAGGCCGATTACAAACCTAATGGCGAATTGAAGACAGTAGATGCTAATGTAGCACTCGTTAATGGGTGCGCATCGGCAGCAGAAGCTTTCATCAGCGGGAAGCAGTGGAATCTTCTTTGGCGTAGACCATAAAATTGCGCCATCAAAATTTTCTCTAATTGACTTGAAACCTGAAATGGCAACAAGGCGGAAGTCAAGTCTATTTGTTATAAAACTTGACACCGTGAGAGACTAAGCGAGAAAACACGAAATTAGTCGTGATGCGATAGTCCGAACTATACGGGAATAGCAACCGTATGAGGTAGGCAGAAATGTCCTACCCTGCATGGTAATGCAGTAACAAAGTTGGATAGTGA